CCGCAAGTTGCGGTACAGATCGAACGTTGTGTTCGGTCTGCCGTTTCGGGAGTGGATGGACGGGCATTTAGCTGTACAGTTCGGGCTGCTTCCTACATTGCAAGACTTGAAAGAGTTTATCTCAATCGTCAAGCGATGGGGCCAGTTACTTGAGAACGCGGGTACCACTACCGGCTTCTACACTTATCGAGTACCTAAAAAGGTAATCGAAGAGGGGAGGCTGTATGAGGTATCTTACAACACCGCTATCGGAAGTTGTAATGCGAATCTTCGCATGCGTTATGCCGTAGGGCGTACGGTACTGTGTCAGTGCACGAAGTATTACTTCGTGTGCCCTGAACTCCACGGGCTTATGAGCTATGTCAAGAAGGCAGTAGACCGTTTAGGTCTGCTAGACCCCGCAGCTGCATGGGACAGAGTCCCGTTCAGCTTCGTGCTTGACTGGTTTGTAGACGTTGGTGGATGGCTCCACAAGAACCTGAAACCTAAGTGGTACCCCGTGGACATAATCGTGACTGATTGGGCGGAAACGCTCATTCGAGATACTGATTATGTCGGGTTCCTCTCTTACTCTGGGCCAAAAATGCAGGAGTTAACTTCTGCAGATAAATGGCACCGGTACAACGAACAACAGTTCGTTCAGGGAGTAATCCACCAGTATGCGAGGAAACGTCAGTTTCCTGCGCCACTGGCAGTAGATCGTGGGTCTGTAGAAGTGAACTTACGGAAGACTTGGCTTCGAGCAAATCGCGTCATTATTGGCGCGTGTCTTGTTGGCCAGAAATCCCGAGTTCAGTACCGACACTATATAGCCGGCCGCTACATAAAGCGTGCCCGGATAAACTAGAAGTGTCGTCTGCAAGCCTATGCGTGAGTCTACATGACCGTCAGCCCTTGTCTAGGGCCCGGACTCATGTTACTCTAAGTAGCGGATAGACTGCCATTCCGACAGTAAATCTGCGCAATTGAAGTTTAGAAAGTCCAACTAATGTTGTCAGACCCTCTATACCTAGGTATACCAGAAGCACTGGTTTCTCCTGCCTCCGTTCCGAACACAGAATTTGTGGTCGTGGCGGTCCTGCATGAGGTTCCAAGTACTAACGGTACTACCAAGCGTAAGGGCACCGTCCAGGATGTCTTCTCCTACAATGGAGTTGATACTGTGGTCGATGATGTGGTTCTCACTACGGGGCATATTGCCTCGAAAGAGAATCTCCCTTATGCGACTGACCGTACTCTCACCCGTCTCGATGTGAATCGAGTGGATGAGAACGGTAAGTCAGTAACCCTATCGGCAGCTATGACTGTCGCCGTTCCCAACGGCGTTTTCGTAGATGACGATCGTCTGCGACTCGCAAGGATGCTCGCGCTATTCGTCCTTTACGGACCAAGCACGAGTTCATCTGATTATGCGGGTACCGCAAACGACCTCACGCTCACGCGACTCCTTAACGGAGAAGCGTAACATTGGATCTCTAAATGAGACCCGACCCGCGTAGGTGGAGTTTTAGGTACCGGGCATGAAAACCTGTGTACCTAGGCGACCATTGAGTCTGTCACTTGTACTGGACCATTAGATATATCCATATGGAAATTACTGCTAATGATGTTGTATATACAGCAATGTATAAGCGACTACTCGATGATATAGCTGATTGCTATGTCGACTCTGAGGCTGGTCGCGACTGGAGTTATATCCAGGAGCGGTTAGCGAAAGAAGGTCTCTCGTTTATGACGAAAACCCTTCCTAGGCTAGGGAAGCACCTTGACCGGTGCCTAGCTAGTCCGAATCCCGAAGCAGCATTCTACGCTCCCTTCTTCTTGCAAAAGGAGAAGGGCTTGGCCACTGTGTCGATGTTATTCGACTGGCTATTCGCAGAAGTGTTTCGTGAGACGGAAGTCATGTCACCTCTGGTTGATTTCAACCACCACTCCGGTGTGCCGACCCAATCATGGGTTAGCTTCGGTGTGGGTGAGGACACGTGTGGTGTAGGTCGGAAGCAATTCCGTCTACGTAATACGCGCGCAATCAGGCATGCTCGTCAGCTGTTGTACTTTTTGTACAAACTGGAGCTACCTTATGAGAAAGATGACGAAACCAATGTCATCAACTCGTTTGTCGCGGTCGAGGAGGAGCTTAAAACGCTTCGAATTGATCCGCGCGACGCTGTTATTAAGCAGGCACGTGGGTTCATTACCCGCGTTCTTGGTGGGTCTGATCCTCGGGATATCATTCCCAGGCATGGCCCGGGTGCTGTGTCCACTGGTGAGCGAGGTCCTGCGAAAGCAAGATTCTCGCGTATATATCGAGCCCTCGACGAGAAGTACCCCTTCACGGAGTACTTCCAGCTCGCGGGCCAGATCTGTGACCAGTACGCCACCTACGAAGACACCCTAGAGTCTCTAGAGCACGGTACAGCGAAAGTTGTACTTGTGCCGAAAGATTCACGGGGTCCTCGTCTTATCTCATGCGAGCCACTGGAATATCAGTGGATTCAACAGGGTCAACAACGCAAGTTGTATGACATCCTGGAGAATAGTTCATTAACTAAGGGCCAGGTTAACTTCCTGGACCAGTCAGTGAATCGTAGTCTATCCTTGTCTGGCTCCAAAGGGAGCGGACTGGTGACCCTCGACATGAAGGACGCGTCGGACCGTGTTAGCCTGGTGTTAGTAGAGGAGCTATTTAAGGGAACCAAGTGGTTTTCT